AATCTTATAAACATATCATCCTGTGTGGATGTATCTCCGATAGTTGTCTCTGTTCCAAAGAATACCAAGTGACGATCTGGTGTTGATACTAACATGTGTCTCGATGCAGTTGGTGCACCTGTAATAATACTCGCTCTGATGTTTTCTGCTCCCGCTGCTGCAGAGTTCCATTCAAATACAGCACTGTCATGAATTAGACAGATTGCTTTATCACCAAAGTTATCTAATGACCACATACCAGGTTCTAATACTAAGTCACCAGATGCAGCTTCACCCCATGCTACAAAGTTTGTTGTACTCGTAACTGTTGCTCCACCACTATGTGCAGCTTTTGTTGTACCCCTAACTTCTCTAGTTACACCCGTAAGTTCGTTGCCAGATATACCCGTATAAGATATTTCTTCATTATCTATTTTTATAAAGTTTGTACCACTGTCTGGAAACTGTGATACGTCACCTAATATAATCCCCGTGGTAACAGTATCATTAATACCGTTTGTTAATGTGGTTGTAGGTTCACCTGCTGTTTCTCCACCCCAAGATCCAAGAGACCAACCAAAACCTTTTGCCTGCACGGCTGGACCCACAGGATAATAGTGTTGTACCCTGATACCACCTGATGTTGTTGCACCAGATCCTGATTCGTTTGAAGGCATTGTTATTGTAATGGTTGTGCTTGTAGGCACGGTAGTCACCATAAATTTTTTATCATTAAAATCTGCAGCTGCAAAATTAGAATTAGTGATTGTAGAAAAATTATCTAATAAAATTATATCCTGTTCGGATATACCATGATCTCCGCTAAAAGTTATTGTGACAGTTGATGATCCATTGGTCGTGGTAAATGCATTTGTGAGCGTTGTTGTAGATTTGATTGGATGTATGTCATAGAATACACCACCAGAGAATGCGTATAAAATCCTGTTTGTACCAATGATTGCGTATTTTCTAGCCTTACTGTTTACGAAATGATGAAGTCCTCTGCCAGCTCCTGTTAATTTATCATCACCAAGTTGTTTCCAACCACCTATCTTTTCTGGTGTGCCATATCTAAATCTAACATTATCACAATCTATCCACTGTTGTTCTGCTCCAGTAGCTGTGATCTGTTTGTTGATACCAGGTTGAAACCCTATTTTTTGTAGCATATAACCTCATTGTATTACATGTTCCGTATTGGTGGAACACCTAACATTGGCCTTTTGTCGAACCTGTTTTTTTCAGCAAAAGGACCATTCACATGGTTATAATGAATGAATACTTGCCCACAGACA